AATAACCTGCAAAAACAGAAGCCGAAAAAGACAAACAGAAAAATCAACCATTATGCAGAGGTCTTTTCTGTTGCTGCCAGACCTGAAGACACAGCAACCGCCCCTTGGCGTTGCAAGACTTCTGTAATTGCCGAAGCTTGAGCATTCATATTGTTGCTCAGATAGTTTGTCGCGTTTGCGAGACCCTCGACTTCTGTTTGCGACAAGTTCATCCCCGCGCGCAAATTTGCCATCGCAGATCCAGCTTGTTCTGCTGAAATGTCAAACGCCACGGCCATTTTTGCTGCACTTTCTGCAAAGCCAAGAAGTTCTGTTTTTGCAATATTTGATTGTCCGGCGGCGGCAATAATCGATGCGAATCCCTCGGCTGCCACCGGTATTTCTGATGACAGAGCGCTGATTTGCTTTTGCATGTCTGCAAAATCAGCTTCACTGTCAAAATTGACGACTTTTTTGACATCTGCCATGGCTTCTTCGAACTTGATTGCGCCTTCCGCAGCGCTTTGCAGCATCCCTGCGACGCGCTGTCCTGCGCGTCCTGCGGCATCTGTCACAAAAGTTGCGTTTGCTGCGTTTTGCAAAGACAAGCTCATTTTGTCTTGTGCTTTTGCAAGCATCGCCGCGCGCAATCGGCTATCATCAGCCGCATGAGATAGTCGAGACAGCGCCTTCGTTGCCGCCCGGATCGGTCCTGAGGCCCCGTCTTTTGCTTGTAAGAGAAGAGAAGCAACATAACTCATTTTGTGTTATACTCATTCTCAGAAAGTGAGTGTGTGATGAAAGCTTTTTTTGCAGCTGTGTTTTTGATTGTGCCAGCGATCGCTTTTGCTGTTTTTGCAGCGCCTTACAGCGTGTTTTTTGCGCTCGCCGGTGCTGTGATCTGGCTTTTCACAGCACTCATTATGATCGGCTTGCTCTCCTCAGATGCGGCTTTGCAGAGACCAGCGCCTCAGGGAAAAAAATGGAAGCTCAAAGGCAGATCCGTCAGACTGACGGATTGTTAAGTGTATTTGCTGCTTTCCAGCGTTTGAGTGCGCGTTCATGCCATTGCAAGATTTCTGTGATTGTCATGTGATCGCAATCTTGCGGTCGCCAATGATTGATAAAAGCCAGGTCTGCCAAGGCTTCTTCTATGCAGACAAAGCTTGTGTCGGAATAAAAAAACTTTGCACAGCTGCAAAGATCTCTGTTTTATTGAGCATAGACATGTTTTCAATTTCGTCCGGTGAGATACCGTCTATAATTATTCTTGCTGCTAACTTTAAACATGTTTCATAATGCATGACGAGAACATGCTGCATCATCACACCGCGCATATCACTGCCTTTCGGTTCACGCAATGTGAGTGTTTTGCGTTCTTCATCTGCGAGAATGATGGCTTCTGGCAATTCAACCGTGATTGTTTTGTCTGACATTGTTCTTCCTTTGTTGTGTGCCAAGACGCAGAAGAAATTAAGGAAGGCCTAGGGCCGCGCGACGCTCAGCGAGAATGTCATTGCCGCCAATCAGCATTTTTGAATTGATCATATCGATTTCGTGAATGACGATACCAGCACTTGAGAAGCGATAATAAGAAAGCACCGCTTTGACAGACATCTCGGTTTTGTCGCCCGGCTTATAGCTTCCGGGGTCGATTTCTGCGAAATTGCCGCGACATGAGATTGCTAAAGACCGTTGCTGATCGCCGCTTTCTTGAGAGCCTCTGATTGAAATCTGCTTTTCTTCTTGCCCGGAAACGCCAAATAAGCTCATGATTTCAGCTTGTAATTCTGCAAGCTTGAATTCGATTTCAAGCTTTTCGAGACCGAGCCCGAGGCTGATTGCGCCCGGCATTTCTGCTGCGCGAAAATCTTCTGTTTTTTCGACAAGTTTCGGCAAAGTCATCTCGGTCACTTTTGCAAAATAACCGACACCGTCAATAAACAGAAAGGCTGCTTTCAAAGTAAACGGCTTTGTTGTTTCAATATCTGCCATTTTTTGTCTCTCTATGCCGCATTGTTATTCGCAGCGATTGCTTTTTGTGCATCTTTGAACAGTGTTTCGTAATATTTATTATTACGATGTGCTGTGAAGTTTAAGTTTTCCAGCGGCGCGGGGGCTTCTGCGTCAAAATCAACCCAGAACTTTCCATCCATCATTGTTTCTTTTGTGTTAAGCTTTGGATCGAGCCAGACTTTGTAGCCGAGCGTTGCGCCGCGCGCTTGCAAGACGCGCAAAAAAGCCATGAGGCTATCGGCGACATCCACAAGAAGCTGAACAGAAAACGGTCGATCAAGCGCCCAGAGATAAGCATTTTCAACGCTGTCATTGATCAAGTCATGCGTGCGACGCACAGACAAAAACTTCCAGAGCGGATCGCTTGAGCATGTCTTGTTGCCCCAAAGTCGGTATCCTTCTTCTCTGATCACTGTAGCAACTTCGTTTTCGTTGAGATAATTCGCTTCAGAATTGAAATCACTGATACCGAACGAGATTGGTCGTGCAATGCCGATCACGCCGTTTAGAATTTTGTTCGACGGCGACCACCAAGGCCCGTTCTCTTGATCCATTTTTGCAATCAGCCCAGCAACACGATCAGAAGACGGCTGGACAACAGGCATTGAGAGTTCTGTATCCCACACCAGAATCCCAGGATCGACAACATACACACGCGCAGAGCCCCAATCTTGCCTGTATTGTAGCGCTGCGCTACGGTTTGTGTTCGGACCGTCAGCAATAATGACACCGCGAAAGCGTTCTGCATAACCGAGCATTTCCGCCACGACTGGATTTGCGC